AATACAGCAAGGAACTGATAGATGCTTACATCAATGGTGAATTCGTCAACCTAACACAAGGAACCGTTTATGATTATTTCAAACGAGATCAATGTGTAGAACACAGCTTACAACAAGATGAGATCATTCATGTAGGTCAAGATTTCAATGCTGGTGGTTGTGCTAGTGTTCTGTTCACCAAGAGAGGTAATAATCTCGTGGCGTTCGATACTGTAACCTCTAAGGATACATTTAGTATCGTAAATGAGATAAAGAAGAAATACCCAAATGATTTAGTATTCTATCCTGATGCGGCTGGTAATCAACATAAGTCCAACGCCACTCAAACAGACCTTGAGATACTCAAATCACAAGGGTATCAGTGTCTAGGTAAGAAGGTAAACCCTAGAATACAAGACAGGGTCAACAGTGTGAACTCAGCTCTTCAAACACAGAAGCTACAAGTAGCAAAGGGTAACGATACCCTCATTGAAGCCTTGGAGCAACAAGCATACGAGAAAGACCAACCCCAAAAATTCAGTGGACCTGCTACTATTGACGATTTCAATGATGCAATGGGCTACTGCGTTTATTACATTCACCCGCTGGTAAGAAATAGAACTTACATAACCGGTCAGTAACCGTAAGGTCACCTAAGACCTAACCAAAGACCACAAAGGCACATCGCCATAAGGAAACCAATGAACTCTAATAACCCTAACTATGTCCACCCGGACTACGCTGTTCACTCTGAACAAATCAAGATAACGCAAGATATCTACTATGGTATTGACAAAGCAAAAGAATACCTAAAACCACGACCGCTAGAAGACAAAATGGATTTCATGAACCGTAAATCAAATGCTACCATTGACAACTTCATTGAAAAGCTGGTAACCATTCAAAGTGGACTGGTAAATAGAAAACCGTTAGTCTACGATACATCAAAGAAGATACAAGACAAACTACAAGCCCTTCAGTTCGATACATTCATCAAAGACGCCACTACAGCAGCTGCTAGAGATGGATGGACATACGTGATGATCGATGTCCCAAAAGAAGGTGGTGAACCTTACTTCTTACAGATAGATAGACAAAATGTAATCAACTGGGAATTCATTGGTAATACCAAGAACCTCAAATGGGTGCTAATCAGAGAAGCTGTTGCCACTACAGATGAGACTGGTTTCGTCACTGAATACAAAGAACAATACAGAAAGATAGAAGACCACAAGGTAACCATCTATTGTGATGTCCAAGGTTCACTATCTGAAGTAGAGGTAATACCTACGCAGTTACCAATGTCGGTCTCAGTAATCAAGCTACAAGATGTTCCTCCATTGTATGACATAGCGAAGATCAACATTCAACACATGAACGTTTATTCAGTATTAGATGAATCAACAATGACAGCTATGATACCTTCATTATTCACTAAAGGCTTAGGCCTCGATAAGAAAGATAAGATCAAGTTCTCTACTGGTGCTACAATCAATACAGATAATACAGACGCTGAGATCAAATGGATTGAACTACAAGGTTCAAGTATCCCTTATGGTGTTGATAACCTCAAACGTAAAGAAGAGCTTATGCAAGAGAGAGGGTCAAAGTTTATCAGTGATACCATGAAATCAGCTACTCAAGTCCAAAGTGAGAACATTGAACAGAACTCAAGACTGACCAGCATTGCCCAAGAAGTAAATAGAAGTATCAAGACGATCATTGACATCTTCTGTGAGATCAATGGAGCAAAAGGTGAAGTAAAGGTTGAACCTGACTTCAAAGTGTCAATAGACCAAGCATTGATTCAACCGTTATCAATGGCGGTAACACAAGGTAACCTAAGCTTAGAAACATTCTTATTAGCGTTACAAGAAGCTGAGGTAATAAAGATAGACTCAGTCAAAGAAGAGCTAAAGAGAATAAAGGAACAGTATGACGAATTCACAGTTGAACCTACAGTATTACCAACAGATCCAAGAACAGATTCAAAAACTGAAAGATAGGCTACAAGGAAACCAAGGACACCTCAACAGACAAAAGATCGAGGTTCTCCTCGTTGATCTAAAGAGGGACCTTCAACGGGCAGAAGCATCTTACCTACAAGCTCTAAAGGACAACCAGTTCCAACTGATCAATGCTGGTAACTTGATGCTTATTCAAAGATACCAGAACTTCATTGGCTTATCTAGAGAAGAAGTCAAGGCGTTACAGAAGAACCTCAAAGAAATACAGCTAAATGAGTTCATAGGTAAAACTACAAAAATAAGAAGCAAGACAGTAAACATAGAACAGATGATCAAGAACATCTCTAATGTGGTTCAAAGAGACCTAAGAGCTGAAATCATCGGTGGTTATGCTGAAGGGTTACACCCTAACGAGATAGCCCAAGTAATCGGTAAAGGGTCAAGTAGAAAGATAAAGAGACACATCAAAACCGTCACTAGAGCGGTTATTGACAAAACCCGTCAACAAACAAATCTAGAGGTATTCGAGAAGAACGATGTAAAATGGATTGATTTCGTTACAGCAGATGATGACCGTGTAGAAACAGTATGTCAAAAATACAGCCAAGACGCTAAGGCTAATCATTACAGCCCTGAGGACTTTCCTAAGCACATGGTACCACAAGTTCACTTCGGTTGTCGGTGTGTCTTAGTGCCTAGGTTCTCCAAAAAGACCAAGAAATGAGAATACTAAATAGTGTAACCAAGTAAGGTTATTGAAAAGGAAATCAATGAGCACAACAACAGAACCAGAAGAAAAAGCTTACCCAGAGCTAATAGAACGTATCAACCAACTAGAGGCGATCAATAAGGACTTAGTCCAACAAAGACAAGAACACCAAAGCAAGAATGACAGGCTAACATCAGAGCAAGCCGATGAGAAACTCCAACTGGAAGTTCAGTCATACAAGGATCAGCTAAAGGAACAATCAGAGAAATACGAAACTCTAAACACGGAGTATCTGACATCTAAGAACAAGCAAATCATAACGGGCTTATTAGGCGATGTAGAAACACAAAACCAAACAGCTAAAGATCAAGTAATAGATCACATAATGAAGAATGCTACATTCGGTGATGAGATAACGTTCCAAAACGAAGATGGCACAACACGTTTCAATGAAGACCAACTATGGTCAGTAAAAGACGAAGTCCAATACCTCAAGGAATCAGAGATGTCTTATCTCTTTACTCCAACAACAGGTGCAGGAACACAAGCTACAGTAGAAGCTAAACCTTCTATCAATTCAATCATAGACGCAGGTCTATCTTATTAGCCCAAAAGGCAAAAAGGCACAACATGGCAAACACATCAACTCAAAGTTCATTCGTTATTTACGATGAAGAATTCAACTCAAGCTTAGTAGAAAGACTACAAACAAACATCGACGTCTGGAACACATCAAGTAAAGGTGGACTTGTTCTAACGACTAAAGCACTTATGGGTCACTACTCTAAGGTATCAATGTACAAAGCATTAGCTCAAGACGTTATCAAAGAACTAGACCCAACTAAAGACGGTGTAACTTCATGGGACACATTCGAATCATTCGAGAACGTATCTGTAAAGGTAAAGAGAACAGTAAACATCAAGAAAACAGTAGATGCATTTAGAGTAATGCTAAATGATCCAGCAGCTTCTTTCTCACAAATCACCGGAGCACTTACAGCTGACTTGATCACAAAAGATGCTATTGAAACTGGTTTATCAGCATTAGCAGGTGCTATTGAAAACGAACCTACATTCGTATTAGGTGATGGAACAAAGCCTCTTACATTCAAAGACATCAACGCAGCTCAATTTGTGTATGGTGACCAATTCAGTAAAGTGGCTTGTATCTTAGTTCACTCAAATACAGCTAGAGGACTTGTTGATCTAAACATTGATGAGAAACTATCTAACGTAGCTGGTGTAACAATTCAAAGTGGTCAGTGGTCAACATTAGGTATTCCAGTAGTAATCACAGACCTAGATGCACTAAAAGACGGAGCAGGTTTCAAAGCAATGTTCCTTACAGAAGGTGGACTTATGGTAGAAGCATCTGAATCAGTAGACGCATTTACTCAAATAGACCTTGAAGCATCACCAGCATTGCTAAAGTTCAAAAGAGAATGGGCTTTCAACGTGGCAGTAAAAGGTTTCAGTTATGATACAGCAAAGGGTGCATACCCAACAAAAGCAGTATTAGCTAACAAAACTTCATGGAAGAAAACAGTCCAGGACAACAAAGAATTACCAGCAGTAATCTTCAAAGCTAAGACTTCAGCGTAAGCAAGAACAGCAAGAACCCCCTCGGGGGTAAGAAAGGAAACAAATGTTCGAACAAGAATACTTCAACAAACCATTTTTCAACAAACCATTTTTCAACAATAAGTTCTTCAGTTTACCTTTTTTTCATGGAATAGGCAATCATAACTATGAAGTCCCTGGTGTATTGAGCTCTGAAATCTTATCTAATAATGATGAACGTATCATCGTTACATTCGATCAAGAGATGGAAGCAATAGGTGACATAAGACAATCAATCTGGATTATCATAGATGGAGCAGCACCGGTTATTCCGTTGGTTGTGACATTCTCAGGTAACTACATGGCTATCGTTTTCCCAAGTGAATTCACCAAAGGTGAAGTAGTAACATGGAAATACGATGATTCAATACCCACAATAAAGCTACAATCTAAAGCTAAAGTAGAAGCAGATAACCAAACGTATTCAGTAACAAATGATCTCAAATGATGATTATTTACCCAAACCAGAATAGTAATACATTCTGTGATTTAGCTATTACTGAACAGGTAATCAGTCTTTACTACCCAGATAAGAAACCAGAGTGGGACCTTCTAACACAAGAGACTCAAGTAGCTAAGCTACTTCAATCTTACCAGAAGATAATCTCATGCCCTAACTTGAGTATTCCCATTGACTACGGTCATGGGGTTGCAAGTAGTGAATTCATCTTAGCTCAGGTGTTTCTTACACTAGAAGATCTAAATGTAGATGTCTTCGCTCCAAATGAAAGAACAGTCCAAGAAGAGAAGATAGACGTTATCACAATCAAATACGCAGATGAAGGATCAGTTACTTACCAAAGTAAAGCTTTCAGAATGCTAGATAAACATGGTTGTGGTTCAAGTTCAAGCTCAAGTTTTAGTCAATCATCATTGAAAGGCTAACATGAACGCTTACCACTTGAAAACCACAGCAGTAAGGTTACTGGATCTTTATGGGTCTAGTCTTACATTAGAAAAGATCACTAGAGGTTCTTATGTGCCTAACCTTGGGTTGGCTCCTGAAACCAAAACAGTCCTAGAAACCAAAGGGATCATAAAGACAGTATCAGCTGAACTAGCTGGCTATCCAGAGATTCAAGGATGGTATCAGACTATTACCATAGTAGAACAGCTAGAGATAGGTGATTATGTCATTCAGGATGGTAACAAGTTCAAGGTCCTAGGTATCAGTAAAATAGTTCAAACACAAGATGTCAAAATCTTGAACTCATACATTATCAAGGACCTCTAATGATCAAGGTAGATACACACGAACTTGACCTTGCTATTACTGAGCTAAATGATCAAATAAACCAGGTAATCAAAGAAGAGGTTCATACCCTTTATGGTGAGCTTGTAGACATAGGTGAAGTGGTTCACGTTACAAGACACTTCAAGAAAAGCTTCGTTGCTCCAAAGAAACATCAATGGGGTTGGCGAATAAGAAACACAGCTCTTTATTCTGGGTTCTTAGCTTATGGAAGTAGTAAGAAATGGGCTGGTGGGTTACAACCTGAGCTCAATAGAACCAAGAGAAACATACTCAAAAGAACCAAAGGAATACAAGTATGACAGGTATGAAACCAAAGAACGCCCAAATCAAGATAGACCAAGAAGAATTAGTCCAATCGATGTTCCCATTCGTGGTATTCGATGAGGTCTTCACCACAACAAGGAACACCACATTATGTAGGTTCCTAACCGTAGATAGAGAACTTCTTACTCAAAGAGTAATCAACCACAACCAGATGCAGTTTACAGTAATAGGTGAAACTCCTCTTTCTGTAATCAAAATAACAGATCAGTTATCGTCATTAGATTGTATAGTTCATAAGGGTTGCACTTACGGTGTAGGTGAACCTCAACCAACAGAAGCAATAGATGACAAATACGTTCAAACAATAACATTCGACTTAGAGTCGTAAAGGACCCAAATGCTAACAAACTCAGAACTCACAGCTGTCTTTATCAAACAAGGACAAGCAGTATCAACAGCAGACTTCATTGAAACATCAGAAGCAGCAGAGGTAAAGATTCAAACCTCAAAAATTCAAACGAATAGAATGAATGGTAAGATGAATACAGATGCAACAATCACAGACACCTGTAAAGCTAATCTAGAATTCAATGTAAAACACACAATGAGATCAGTTCCAATAGGTGAAAAACCTGAATACATGGACCTTTTGCTTGTAGGTGGATTCAAAGCTAAACAAGTAGGTGATCAACACCAAATCTCTAATGATTCTTTACTATCACAAGGTTCAGCAATGGTCTATGTAGATGGATGGAAATACACAAGCACAGATTCATTGATCTCAGACGTAAACATTCAACTTCAAGTAGGTCAACCTGCTACAATCAATGCTAAGGTATCTGGTTATGCAGATTCAATAGTGCCAGTAAAAGAAGCAAACCCGGTAATCACATTGAACCCAAATAACCCACTTGTGGTATCATGTGCTACTATCCTAACATACGATGGTTCAGTAATACCAACAGAGAACATCGTTATTTCAGTAAACCCTGATGTAAAGAACATCTACACAATGGGTGGAGCACAAGGTCTAAAGAAAGACTACATAGGTAACTACAAGCTAGAGATGAAGGTAACATACCCAGAAGATAATGCTACATTCGATGCTCAACCTAAAGCTCTAAAAGCTGAACTTATCAAAGAGATAAAGATTGTTCTAAATGGTGACACCAACGGTGACCCAATAGACGGCGTATCAACAGTGATAACATCAAGCTTCGCTCAAGCAACAGACATTCAAGATTCAGCAAGTGACTCTAGAATCAACAGAACGGTTACATACAGACTTCAAGATGGAACAACACCAGCATTGGTTATTGCTAACGGTAAGTTCTAATGAAGTTCATAACAAAACGGGAATTCACCATTGAGGTAGACGATGACCGAGTCATTGTTGCTTCAATAAGAGACTTCACAACAGAAGAAGACGAACAGTTCAAGATAGATACAAAAGACCAAAGTCCAGAGTTTATCTTCATGAAGTCAATAGAAGATAGAGTATCTCCAAATGAAGAGCTACTCCAGTTAGGTCAAGACTACGGTTATGAACTTATCTTCAAGACTATCTTACTAGACATAGCTGAAAAAGACGCCAAAAAAAAAGACGTCTAACCCAACTGATGATTCAAATAAGAGATAACACCACAGTAAATGTGAGAGACATTCCAGCATTGAAAATGAACCCTGATAGTAAGTATGTATTCGCTACCAAAGAAGAACAGAAAATACTTGATGTATTCTTCTTAGTTCCAATGGTTCAAGGTGAATTCGTTTACCCAGGATTGATTGATACTCTTACATGGAATCATCTAGAACCAAAAGAATACGTGCCATTGATGTATTCTTTACTACATACCCTGAAAGGAAAGTAATGGCTAAACTCAACATTGACGTAGCCGTAAATGGACAACAGAAAATAAAGGAACTAGATAATCAAATAGGTCTCCTTGGGGCCACTTCACAACAGATAAGTAAAGCGGGACTAGCTGCTGTGGTAGCTGGTGTAGCTGCTATTGGTGTTGCTATCCACAAAACCCTAAGTGACGGTTTCGAATTCAATAAGATGATTGAGGACCAAACAGCTGGGCTTACTGCATTAGCAATGACCCAACAAACCTCAGAAGATTACACGACAAGGCTAACCGGAGCTACAAACGAAGCCAAAGGTGCAATGATCGAGCTACAGAAGATCAACTCCAAAACACCACATACCCTAGGTGAAACCAACCGTATCTATCAAGCAATGTATGTATCTATGAAAAACGTAGGTGCCAGTAGTGAAGAGATAATCGGCTTGACACAGAAGCTATCTGTAGCAGCAGGTGCCGCTAACATACCAGTGAACTCATTGGTAGCAGGTGTTGATTCATTGGCTACCGGAACGGTAATGGCTAACAGTGATCTAGGTCGTTTCTTGGGTTCACTTGGGTTGACAAATGAAGCTCTAAAAGAATCAAGTGACGTTGTTCAGTTGGTAAATGATAAACTCAAAGACTTCAAACAGCTAGATACCATAGCAACAGCTACAAGTAACCTAAGCAACACATGGGCTCAGTTAGCTGGACAGCTATCTAAAGACATCTTCGCTGGAAGTAAAACAGGTCTAAATGAATTCAGTGACCTGATGTCAAAGATCTCAGATGAAGACATCGTTACTCTAAAGAATGGTTTCAATGAAATGGCTATTGCCTTAGCATCAGCTTCTATTGGGATAATCAAAGTGGTAACCGGTATTGCTAATGGTTTCGAATCACTAGGAGCTAGAGTAGCTGGTGCCATTTACCGTATTGAAAATGGTGTATTCCTTACTGATACCCAGAAACGAGCTTTAGATGCTATGTATCAAAAAACGAAAGATAACATCAAAGCAAGAGAAGACTTCGTCGTTACATTAGAGAAATCATCTGGTGCATTCGAGAGAGCAGTAAGAAAATCACAAATGGATACACAAGCTCAAAAAGAAGCAGGTGAACAAACATACGACCTCAGCATCAAGAAAGATGTCCTCAAAGAATCAATATCCAAGGTGATAGAAATCACCGATCAAGAGATCTACAAGCTTGAATTACTTGAACTAGGTCTAGATGAAAGTGGTTACGCCATTGAATCCAATAAAGGTAAAATAGATCAACACATCGATTCAATGGAACGTTACACCGAAGCAACAACCCAAGCATCAGAAGCTACACTTGAGCTAATGAAGACCCAAAACCTTCAATCAGGTGTAGGTGTAGACATCAAAACCCACACGGGTAGAAGTGACTCACCAGTATTAGATGGAGCAACAGCTTATGCTTTACACTCAGGTATGATCTCTTATGGTCAAGCAACAGGTGATTACGGTGAAACCGGAATGGCTAAGTTCCTAAAGGAACAACAACAAACAAATAAAGAGCTAAGAATGCTCAACAACAAGGTTCAAAGATGATACTCCTAAATCAAAAGATACATAACATTCTCTGGAGTAACCTACCTTCACTAGCTAATCAGTGGTCTAGTAAGATTACATACAAGAGAAACCAAATGGTGGTATTCAAAAACCACATCTACAGAAACATAGTGAACAGCAACCAGAATGTAAAACCTAACCTAAATACAGGTAAATGGTTATCATTCGGTGTTGATAATGTTCATGCATGTATTGACCTAAGAAGTCATACTCAAACAGAGATGCCTGATGGTTTAGATTACATCGAGCTGAAGATAGAAGCAACAGACATCAACACCTTAGCATTCGGAGCCGTAACTGGTAGAATGCTTACTATCATAGAAAAAGATGGTAACAACAACCAACTGAACAGCACAAACATACCTATTGGGCATGAGAGAACTTGTTCAAATAACTGGTATTCTTATTACTATTGTCCAATACCAGATCAAGGTAACCTGTCAATAGGTCAATCAATGGACGTTGTTCATAGTCCAGTGGACCCAAGAACAGCCGTTATTGAAATAACCATTGAAAAGAATGGTAAAGGTAAAGCTGGATTAGGTTCATTGATTGGTGACCAGGCTAAACAGCTAGGTGAAACCCAATTCGGAACAGAGATTGACCTTATCGATTACAGTGAAAAGGTTCAAGATAAAGAAGGGGTAACAGAAATCAAACATAGAGATGTTCAAGAGATAACTCAATGTAAGATCAACATACCAGCTAAACAAACCCAAATCATAAAGAGACAGATAAAGACATCACTAGGTGAAGTGATAATGATAATCGCAGAACCAGAAAAAGATAGTAACTATGAAAACCTTATTACACTAGGTTACATTGATAGATTTACTATGAGAATAGATAATGGTGTTCTTACATCAGCAGACATGACAATAAAGGAAAGTATCTAATGAGCACAAGACTCACAGCAAACCCAAGAGGAATAAATGAATTATTCTTCTCAGGGTCACAATCAGTAGAAAAAGGTGAAGAGGTAGAATGGATCTTAGATGAAACCTATGCCTTCAAAATAACAGAGAAGTGTAGGGTTTCAACCAACGCATCTCCATTCGTAGAGGTGAACTCAAATGATGTATTCATTATCTACAAAAGAACAGATGATGATAGAGATGCTAAAAACCATAAAGGAACTTATGTATTCGATAGAGATACCGTATTAGGGTTAGCTTATCCGCAAGAGACAACTCAAGACATCATAATAGAAAATGACATCTACAACAACACTCAGAATACCATAATAGTAGAAGCAGAGAAAACACCAACAGCAAAGATAGAGCTAAAGACCTCAAACCCAACAGCTAAATCTAAGGTATCTATCTCATTCGCTAGTTCTTATGCGGTAAGTCCAGCAACCATAAAGAAATACACTTTATCAATGAACGGTAAGAAAGTTCATGATTCTAGTAGTAAGTCTTATTCATTTACACCATCTAGAGCTGGGTTGTATGACTTGACCCTAGTGGTAACAGATTCAGCTGGTAAGAAAGGTGATGCTAGTTACACCATCCACGTGAAAGAAGCATCAGCTCCATTACCTACATACACTCAATCAGTAAGTCAAGAGGTAACATACAACAACCCACATCAAAAGCTAAAGTATGCTTCTTTATCAATGAACTCAAGTGTTTCAGGTAAGATATCAATCTCAGCTTCTGTAGGGTTACTGGTTCAATACGATCCAGCTATGAAAGATAAGAGTTACTCATTACCTACTCTTTATCTAATGGTGAATAACAGCCTAAAGAAGGTAAATCAAACACCAGTAGCGAACACGAACCAAAGAATAACATACACTATTTCTACAAGCTACACCGGTTCATTATCTAGGGGTCATAAGATAGAATTATGGTATCAAGATGAGAACACGGGTGTATCCTACAGAGCTAACTATTCAATAGCGCAGTCACCTGCTAACATACAAGTCAAAGTCACAAAAAGGACCAAATAATGATAAACCAAGTAATAACACCATTCCCAACAGCTCCAGATGCTCAAACAGATACAAGTCAAGAGTTCAGTAACAAGGCTGATGCATTCGTTTATCACCAGGGAACAACATTCGAACCTGAGATAAACCAATTCGCTACTGAAGCTAATACACTCAAAACAGAGATGAACCAAATAAAGACAGACATCAATGCTATTCAAGCAACATTACCACAAGGGACTATCGATGATACGAAAGTAACCAAAACCAATACATGGTCAGCTTCAAAGATAGCAACAATGCCTCAAACACCAGGTCATAATGTTCTTATCAATGGTAACATGACAATCAACCAAAGAAACTTCACTGGGAACTGGGTAGTAGGTGGATACGCACATGATAGATGGAAAGCAGATGCAAGTGGTATGCACCAAGTAGTAGAAGAAGGTTCTTATGTGCCTAATGCGACTTATGTTCTTAGCACCAAAGATAGAACAATCGGCATTACTACATCACCTTCAAGTGGTAACTGGATTACGCCTACTATCCCTAGAGGTTCAAGAGAAGTAAAGCTTGAATTGGGGACTTTACCTACAGCTTATGTTCCAAGAGCTTATGCTGAAGAACTAGCATTATGCCAGAGATACTACCAGGTTTATGATAAACACGTCTATCTGTTCATGTATACTCCAGATGGTAGTAAGAAGCAGGTGTCTTTAGCTAGAACCGTTACTATGCACCATACACCAATAGAAACAGTATCTCTAAACGGAGGCGGGGATTATGATACAAGCTACAGTGATGCTTCATGTTTTCACTACAGAGCTAAGAATCTAGATCCAGACAAATCAGCATGGCTAAGACACATAACGTGTTCAGCAGAGCTCTAAGAATGAGAATCATCTTGGTTGTTCTCTGGCTAGTGGTGGTAGTATTAGTCGTTGATTTATTTCAGGGGTGTGCTATTACAGATGCTGCTGGAGATAATGTTGATTTTACTGATGTAAGGAAAGTGATCATTGAGCCCAAAAGAATAGAGCTCAGTGGTGACCTGGAGGAGAGTGATTACCAGAAAGTAGCAGAGCTACATAAGCTGGTTCGTTAGACTAAAGCCCTAGAGAAAGTACTCAGGGTATCTTTCTTCGGCTTGTTTTCTATTTAGGATGTGGTGATCATAAGGGTTAGCCATCTT